GGCACATACATTTCCATGCATCAGCCGACGTTAGGTTAAAAATGCCTAACGTTTTCTCTGAAACTGTCTGCCAATTCGGCGTACAGCCTTCAGAGATGCGGACATGGGAGTCAGTGTCTCTCGACAAGACTTTACCACGCCTTATAGCGCCTTTCAGCGCAGAGCTAACTACTGCATCCTCGCAACCGAGATACCTGGAGATCGGTATCCCACGCTGTTCGGGTGCTAGTAGCTTGTACCTATAACTACCATTCTTATCACGACGGCCGTGAGGCTTGAAGTGAAATATACCAGCAGAGGTGGAAAGGGGTCCTTCAAAAGACCCACCCTCAATCGGTATATGAAGACGCTTTACAAGCGTCTTCAAGTAGCCTATTGTGTTGTCTAGAAGCACGCCATGTCGGGTGCTCCATATGACCAATAGGTTAATGGTGCTATAGATACAACCGGGATCATAGAGGCTTTTGTTGTAAACACCTCTTACATGGTGACCTAAGTAATAGTCACCACCGCAGCTCTCGCGAAACGGTCCCTCAGAGAAGGACTTAGTTTCATTCACGATAAATCCGCAGTGACTCAGGAGCTTGACGACTAATCTATATGCCTCTACAGGCACAATGATGTCATCGCCAAATACCGAGAAATTGCCTACCCGTTTTCCACGTGGGTAGATAGGATTTATGTGAAGGACTTTGAACGCAGCTAGGACCACGGAAGTAAAGATGACAGTCTGAAGGGGAAAAGTAAAACCATTCCCCATCGTACTACACATCTCCAACTCGATAGTCCCTGCTGCTGTTGTTTCCATGCGAGGTGATCGATAACGCTCTATTAACAGAACGAAATCTGACGGAAACAACTTTCTGATCAAATGCATACTTATGGTGTCTGAAGCTGATTTCAAGTCGATCGTTGCGAAACGACCATCTTTCGACCCACTTCTCGCCAAATCACGTGCCTTACCTTGTTGAACTTTAAGGTTAAGTCCCGTGTGCTTTAGTAATGCAATCTCTAAGCATCTGCCGAGCCCTTTCTGGAAAAACATATTCAGAGAAGGCTCGGTTGCGATGCCACGGGAGATGTCCGCGTTCTTAGGAACAAAAGAAAGTTTGCTACCTTGAACTAATACCGGCGGGCCGAATTTCGATTCCCTAGAGATTTCACTCTGGTAGAATCTGATCGAGCCTCGACAGTATCTGTACCAGTCATCCACTAAGCCTTGATGAGTCGCGGTCAATCGACTACGACACAATTTGTCAAGGTAATGTGTATGCCTAGTACCACGCGATGCCCCAGGTCCAAAGTCACCCAGCTCCGCAATCATCGAAGGATGATACGTATATTGGGCGTTCCACGCTTTATGAACAAGTTTTGCGCAAAAGTTCCTCATATAAGAGAAACATTCGTACGAAACGTCATCAGGCATGGAGATATCGGACCTGCAGCGTTCATTCATCTCAAGAAAGAGAGATAAACAGCGTGTGTCTGCATCTACATGGGTCTCATCGACATTCTTTTTTAGAATACTTTGAGACAACTGTCTAGCTGCAAAAGCAGCAGGACCAGTCCTTCCGGATAGTGCAGCCAAATCCAGATCAAGATAGGCTTTAAGTAATTGACTTCTATCATTTGACATAAAGTAATACCGTTAAATGGTGGTAGGAAACTGCTCATAAGATAAGGAATATACCTTATGGAGTCGGTGTAGTGCCGTAGTGCAGGATATTCGTTATCCCAGTCACATCAGCACTTAACTCTCCTATATGACAGCTTAAAGCAGCGGCCATAGTGACAGGATCAGTTTCCGCAGCGCCAGCGGGGACCGAGATCGATGTTTGTATAAACATGATCCCAAAGCCTCCGCCCCCGTTAATCCCAATAGATTTCCGAGTCGTAAGGGTAACCTTATTAGTCGGGATACTGGGATATAAACCCGCCACGGTTGCCATCGACGTCAGAGCACTTTTAAATGCTTTTGGCCAAGTGAGCAACATGGAGAAGGGTCTATCTACGGAGTTCGCCGCAACATCGGTCTGGGTCCCACCTAACGCCGTAACATTAGCCGCCACACCATTTGTATCTGGTGCGGTAGTTCGTGCTAACGTATAGGTAGGGCTGGTCAGATCCGATGAAGGTGCACCGGTGACGGTTGTTGACAAGATTGTCATAGTTATCTCCTGAGCATAAGCTCAAATATTGAGTAATGCCACACTCAAAGCACCAAGGTTAACCAGTTGAACCTTTTTTGGGACCCTGATCGTTGGAACGATTAGGGTACCTAGTTCTCGGTCCTTGAACCTCTTTGTGTGACGAGATTTCGCAACTATCTTTGCAGGTGAGACCTCTATAACCTCTAGGAAAGCAGGTGAAGTACCATCCTCATACCATTCATGCTCCTGAATAAGGGAGTCTGAGTAAGTACAAGAGTTGTACCGTATCCTGTGCCTAAGGTCTGGAGTGTACTCTAAGACATTCTGGATGTTATAGAAATAATCCATTATGAATGAGAAGCGCGCCAGTTCCCATAACTCTCCCGGCAGCTGTGATGGCAAGAAACCGATCGAACCCAAACGTTTTTCGAGTTCAGTCTGTTCTACCATCCTAACAGCCGCCGAGTATTTTATAGAAACTGACGCATATCGTTTAATCGAATGACTAACTCTCAAACCCGGTATATTGGGCACAGAGCCGAACGTAGATACCACCTCACGTACAGGAGAGCTTGTTAGCTCCCTATGCTGATGATGAGTACTTTCCGATCTTTTAGTATCACTCGATTTTCTAACGATAGAGGCAATATCCTGGATGTCACCCATTAACGGGCGCCAGCCAAATTGCCCTTCAAGGTACCGGTCTGAGACAACCTTTAACAGTTGTTTAGGGTCCCGTTTTAGCTTAGATGTATACTTAGCGGTCTTTTCAGCCCACTTTGTTGCATCAGAAGCTAATGCTTCAACGGGTTTCCTCAACAGATCACGGCTCCTATGAAGCTCAGCTAGAAAAGTAACACCTTGCAATTCATAATTTTTTGCAAGTCTAGCCGAGAAGTCTTCTAAACAACGCCTGCGGAACAGCTTCACTTCCCAAAGATCTCCAGCCAGATCTGGCTTGAGTTCCTGTTCATACCCTTCGAAAGGCGTGAACAAGTCTGAGGGCATAGGTATGCCACGAAAAGTTTGCTCATTACGATAATACCCGGGCCTTTCAGCTCCGGATATCCATAATGAGTTCTTCTCAGTGAAATACCTGGCGAACATCATAGTTACCTTCGGGTCAGTATCGACCGTAAAAGCATCCATTTCTGTCGTAGCATCACCTTCCGAAAGTTCTCTACGCCAATTGGCAGAAAGAGATCTCGGCTTATATTCTATCCAACGCTCAGGCTTTTCGATGTTTATAGGTAGAGCGGAGCTCTCCCTAATAACCACAGGGTAGCCAGGTAGCGTCGGGTTAGGTATAAGGTCTGCAGATGTTTCTATTGCAGATCGGTAAGTGATGGTAGACATAGATGATCCTCTGTGAACGAGACTGGTGAAAAGCCAGCGCCATAGGTGGATACGCAAAGCGTATTAGCTAGCCCAAATGGACCTTCTCAAGCCATGAAATATGGTTGAGAGTGTCCCCTTGCGTAGCTTCGAATAACCAACATCTGAATCGACGGTGTCTACGAATTCCAAAATGGAACCGTAGCTGTCAACTCCAAATGTTAATTTTGCGTCAGTAAAGAAGACTTTACTTTCACAATCGACGAAAACGTCGGTAACCCTTTGGACGGTGACAATATATCTGATATTTTTCATAATATAACCTCGATTTATTTGTTGGAGTTTAATACAAGACTACGAGAAGCGATAGTAAAGTTGTGGCTGACACACATGTGTACGCCCTACGATGTTATTGCAAAGTAGAATTTTAGCACAACCGTACTACATATCTTCACAGATAGAGTGTACGAAACAACAGCACCCCACCATG